CCGGTCAAGCAACCCGGCCCCAACCGATGCGGCTTCGGGAGCAAGCATCCCGGCCAACCGTCGTTCAACACCTGGCGCAATCGTCCGAAGCACCGTCTTGCCAGCACCAGCTACAAGTTTCCCAGTCGGAATAACATTCAGCAGACCAGACCCAATGATGTCGATCGCATTGGCGTCTTGACCTTGATATAGCTCATCGAGATACGCGCCAAGCGCACCGCCCGCTGCGCTGCCAGCAGCCACACCGGCAGCAGTGCCAGCGACAGGGATAACAGACCCTAGCGCGCCAGCCGATATGCCTCCCAATACGGCTGGGACAACACGCAAACCTGTTGAGATAGACGAGTCGGTCCATGACCGTTCTTTCGGCGCGTCTCTTCTTGCAATCGCGTCTGTCAATACTTGCTGGGCGCGTGGTGTGTACTCAGCCAGCATCGAAGAGTCAAATCGACTATCGCTGACAACTTGGTCAACATCAAGACCGATTGGTATTTCTCTCAACACAGGAGACGATGCACTCGCTTGCGCCATTAGGGTTACCGTCCTGACTGGCTAAAGAATTCGTCTACTGCCATTTTCTGTTTGTCGCGTCCAACAAGGATCTCGGCATAGTCGTAATCTTGACCAAGAGCGTCCCCGTATTGTGAAACAACTTGGTCACGAAGCGAATCCTTGAACCCTCGGATAGACGCATCAGTCCAAGACATGTCACGATACAGATTCTCTGGAGCAATCCCAAATTGCTTGTACTCGTCGCTTTCCTTAGAAGAAAACGCCTTGCCTGTCATTGACTGACGATAAGCCTGCAAGGTTGTCACAAGCTTTGCCACAAGTGACTTGTATTCAGCATTCCCAGTTTTGCCAAAAAAGTTCTTCACTTTTTCAACGTTGAACCCGATAAGACCTTCGGGGATAGGTTTGCCATCTTTCGCCTGTCGAAGCACAGACAAGGTTTCTTGGATGTCATCAATCTGACGAAGCGCAGTAAGTCTTCCTCCTATGGCTGACCGGTCCGATGCGTTCAATGACTTCAAAGCCACATTCCGCATGTATTGAAGTTGCCTGGATGGATCTTCTTGGTTGACAAGATCCTTCAGCATCATCTTGCGTTGTTCTGGTGATTTGCTGCTGACGCTCGCAATAAACGCGGTTCTGATGTCAGGAGGAAGCGCAGCCAGTTTAGCTTGGTCGTCTTTGCCAGCCAAGATAACGTCAAGCCTCTCTTGCGCTATAGCTGCCACGACGGGATCTCTTGGCGTATGAACCGTTTGCGATGGCACTAAAGGACCGACTTTGATGCTTTCTTTATTAAAACGCTGGCCGTTGATTGTGTAAGAACCGTCAGCCGCAACTGGCTTCAGATCGTCCGCATTCTTCTGTGCAATCGCTCGTTCTTCTAGCGTCTTTGTTGAGTCGGTCGCGTCTCTGAGGAAACTTGCGCGAGTCGGATTTGGCAATGCTTTGACACCACCACGCGCAATCTCTCGGCCAAACGCATCAAACTCAATTGCGCCTTCGGCTAGTGTTTTGTTTGGCAATAGGCTCGCGGCTTGGTTTCGCAATGCGTCAAGTTGTCCACGTTGTTGTGTAGGCGACAACTTGCCAAAGTTTTCCAAGAACGTATCCACCGCGTCTTTGCCTAACCGTCGTTCCCATGGAGTGACAGCAAGACGTGCCGCGTTGATATACGACCCACCATTGGCTTCGACATACTTGATAACGCCATCGGCCATTGTGCCAAACGCCGCTTGCTTCGATTTCTCAAGCGAGTCTTGCTTTGCATCAAAGTCCAGAACCGACTCGTTAATCTTCTGAATCGGCTCAAGCCGTGACGCAATCTGCGCTGGTGAATACGGACGACCGTCTTTGTCTCTGAGGTTGCTATACGCTTTGCCAACCTCATTGATGTCAAACAGGCCAGTGCCTGGGTCGTTAAACCGTGGACGTTCCGGCCCTTGTGATTGCACAAACGTGGAATCTGGGACAACGGTTTGCGTCCCGACTTCAGTGCGGCCAAACAACGGTTGTGATGCCTGTGGTTGAACCGGTGCGCCAAAGCTCACACCGCCAAACGCTCGTGACCCTACGCCTTGTGGTGTCGGCGGCACCACATTGACAGAGGATGCCTCGAATGGCACACCAGGCACGGTCGTCGTAATGACCGGTCGCATCGTTTGACTCAACACGTCTCGCGTGGCGTCATCCAAACGCGCATTGCTCTCCGCTTGCTTGAGTGCCATGTCGTTCAGCTTGCGTTTCGGATCGGTGTAATCAGTCAACGCCTTGCTCGCAATCTGACCGATGCTTTGCACAGCCCCGCCGTAGGCTTGCCCACGAATCTCAGCGGCTCGAGCCTGGGCATTCGCCACATCGACCAGTGCCTTGGCCTTGGCGTCTTCGCCACGGCTCAAGAGTTCCGCAATGGTGCTGACGTACGGGTTCCGATACGCCTGAAAGGTAAAGGCCATTACGCCCCCGCCGCGTATTGAATGTCGCTCATGCGATCACGCTCATACTGCCGCTGGTTGTTGATCTTGGTCTGATACGCCGCCATCGAATCATTGTAGGCTTGCTGTGCGCGATTGTAGGCGTCCGACTGCTGCTGCTGATACAAGTTGGAGTTGGTGCCAAACGCGCCAGACCGTCGCCCTTCCGTCTCTTGGTTGTAGGCGTTATTCTTGAACGCATTGGTCGAGTACTGCTGAAAGGCATTCTGCGCGTTGGTGTTGTACGTGTTCAGATTTCGGCCATACACGTTCCCGTACTCCTGAGACGCCGCTTGCTGCCCGTAGTCCAGTAGTCCCTTCATGTTGCCGCCCGTGTTGGTGACGCCACGCGCCGCGCCAGACCGTTCCAAGGCGCGTTGCCCTTCGCTCAGACGGAACTGATAGCCGGGGTCTTGCTGCATGTCTGCCGCTGTCGGAGCCGCAAAGGGGGCAGGAGCCATGTAGTCCGGCGCGTTATAGGCTTCACCGGGCGTATACGTGCCGGGATTGGCAATCGGCCCCTGCTGGCCCAGCATGTCGCCCAGCGTGGGTTGCTTGGGCATCTCACCGGGCTTTTCGTTCTGCAAGCCGTTCGGGCCAAGGCCAAACTGTGCTAGACGTGCGGCCCGTTGAGCAGGCGTCTCCGCAGACGATGTTGACTGGGAACCACCACCGCCGCCGCCGCCGCCTGACGCTGAATTCCATACACGGCCATTCGCGCCGCCAACATCTCGGATGACATCAATAAGCGACCCGTCCGGCAGCTTAATTACGTCGCCACCCGTGTTATTGTGCAGACTGATGCCAGCCCTCTGCAACTCAGGCAGTTTGGCTTTCAGTTCAGCCGCAGTGATAGTCCCGCCGGGGAACAGCGATTCGAAATAGGCTTGATAATTCGTGCCGCCTATCCACTTCCCATTGGCGTCAAAAAACTGCGTGTTGTTGCCGGTGCCGGTTTGCGACGGCTTCGGCGCGTTAGAAGCGGCTTTTGCGGCGTCGTTGGCTGCACGATCCTCAGCAGAATACGTAGCCGTCTCAGCATCTGCTATTCTGGAAAACGCTGTCTCGTCAATGGCAATCGCACTGCCGCTCATATGCGAACGCACTTCGGCGTCAGATACCGGACGCCAAATATTCGACCTGTGATACCAGTCACGAATCGTGTCCATTGACGCTTTGTCTTGCGCGGCCACTGCACGTTGCTGCTCAGCGAGACGCAACCGTTCTTGTTCGGCTTGCGATTCGGTGTTGGTGTTTTCTCCTTCTCCAGCCATTACACGAACCTCGGCTTTCCGGTTTCAGGATCAATGCTGTCGTCTACAGGGTCGATGTATTCCATCTCTTTCGGGATGATCAACCCGGCCTGACGGAGCGCCTCAGGCGCGACAAACGTATTCAGCGATTCTTGCGGCTGTCCGTAGCCCATCAGGTCGCGCAGGTAGTTCATCTGGTTGGTGCGCTGTCCACGCACCCTGCTGTTGGTCTGCCCCATCGAGTTGAACTCGGCCCGCTGGTTGAACGCATTGTCGCCCGCCATGTTGTAGGCGTTCTGGCTCCCAGCCACATCGGCCCCGTACTGTGCTCTCGACGCCGCGTTGGCTCGCACTTGGTCAAGGAACGACTGGCGCTGCGTAAACCCCAGCGACCGCTTGGCCGCTGCGTCTTGCAGTAGCGCGGACGCATTAGCCGCATCTGTCTCCGACTTGGCCGCGTTAGTTGCGCTTCTAGCACGAATCGCCGCACTGCCTAGTCCAAGACCGCCAGCGATTGCCGCTCCCCAAACGGGAGCAGTGGCCGCAGTTATTGGCACGACAGCACCTCTACATGTGACTGCATAATCTCAATCCTTAGCTGATCAAAACTGACCACAAGCGGGCACTCGCTTTCGACCACCAGCGTCTCATAGCCCGTCCACAAGGCCCAGCGGTTGTAATACGTCACCGCTTTCCAGACGAGTCCGGCTTGGAGCATTCCAATCGTCGCGCCGACCATCGCGTCATGGACCGCATCGTCAGGATGTGCAGTGTGTTGTTCGTCTGTCCGAATCGTGTCGAGCATGGCATGGAACCATGCGCCCATCCGTTTGGACTCGCGAGACAACAACGCCCACTTCTCAACAGGCAAACTATAGAACGCGGTCAGTTTCTGTGACTCGGCATTCCACGCAGACAGGCTTTCAAACTGCGGCGTAAACCCAGCTAGCCGTGCCAACCCTTTTGCCGCGAGGTTATCGACAGGCACCTTCGTCAGCAGTTCCACGCACGGCGTTGACGTAAACATGTATGCCATCGCATCACGCATCGCATGAATAGCGGCTTGCCCAGACCGCGACGGGTCAAACAACGAATGCACTTCGTAGCGGCCAGCCCCGTGGTTCATGCAGACAAACCCGCCCGCCTCGCCCAGCAGCGCAATGTTGGATGGTTCGGCCACCACCGCCGTCAGGTCAGCCGCGCCATCGCCGCCAATCCACGGACGCACCATAGGGTGGTTCGCAATGACGTTGAACGCCGTGGCATCAGCAGTCCGTCGCACTAACCGCGTGGTGCGGAACGGAGGAATGACGTTCAAATCAGTTGTTCGCACACCACGTCCAATCGATACTGCATCGTCGTCGCCCCGACACTGGCATACGTCGTCGCATAGGTGATGGTCGTCGCATCACCCACGCTGATAATGGCCGACAGCGAGGTCGTCGTCGCCAAGGTGTTGCCCGTCATCGCCGCACTACTCAGGGTGCAGGCCACGCCCGATGTCCACCCAAACGTCACAATCAGCGACGAACTGGTCGTTGCCGCTTGCGTCACCTGCGTCGTCATCGACAGCCGGTAGACACCCGGCAACACCACCAGAATGGGCATGGCCGTTGTCGTGATGGACGCCGCCTGCGTCGTCAGGCTGACCGACGACACCGTCTGTGGTCCGGCGTTGATGCGGTCAATCAGCGACAGCAACCAGTAGCGCATGGCTTGCGTCACATGCCCGGTAATGCTCTTGTTCACAACCGGCGTCTCGACAATGACACCAGGCACGGGCGCAAGGGACAGCATTACGACTGCCCTTGGAAGTTGCGACCATCAATGAGTGCGCCCACAATGCGCCACGCAATCGGGTCGGTGACCACAATCTCCGGCACCCACATCTGCGTCGAACTCGCCAGTCGCGTCCAATAGACCTTGACGCCGTAGTCACCTTGCACACCCGCCGACGTGGACTGGCTGTTGCTCCAGTTCTTCAAATCGACGCTCGTTCGCAACAGTACCTGTGGGTCAACGCCTTGCCCAGACACCGTGCCAAGGCCGGGTTCCATGAGCAATTGGAACCGCGACACAAACATGCGACTCGACTGCGGACTGAGCCACAACGGTGGAGGAATACGCATCCGTCGAATCAGGTCGCCATTGCATTCGCTCGCAAACGACGTATCCATCTGGCACAGCATCCCACTCTCTCGGTCGCCAACCAGATGCTTGCCAAAGGCGTAGCAGTGGCTGCGCGGCCCCCAGACGCCATACGTGCCCGTGGCCGTATCCCACACGCCCCGTTCATGCCAGAGCCGCGTCGAGAGGTCGTAGACCCATGTGGCGTTGGCCGCAGGAAACGTCAGGCAGTAGAACGTATGCCCCTGGTCGCTGTAGGTCACCGCTTCGGCGTCCGTAATGCCTACCGTCCGCGCATACCCTGCAATCGCCGTCTCGACGGCATAGGTGCTGACACGCTCGGGCACCAGACCGCTGGCTCCCACGACTTGCCCTGCGCCATTGGCGTTCTGTGACAACCACATCATGCTGCTGCCCACCAGCTTGACACTGGCTGGCGCACACGTCCCATAGCCAAAGACGCTACCCGGCACTGGCTGGAACGGGAACGGCGACGTGCCCGCGTCATACCAGACTTCGCCGGTCTGCTCGCCAATCAGCCAAATCTGCCGATTGCTGTCCACCGTCATGGACACCCACGGGTCTGGCGCAATGCTCCGTTGGGCATACTGCGTCAAATCCCACGTCGCCCCGTCGTTCAGTTCGCTGATGTAATACGTGGAGGTGGCCGCATCAAAGGCCAAGAAGTAGCCGTCAATCATGCCCACGCTGGTGGTGATGCCTGCCAGATTCGCCACCGCCGAGAGCGTGTTGGTCGCGATGTTCAGCAGATACCCGTTGCCACCAGACGCAATGAGGAGTTCTCCGCCTGCCGCGCCGTTGCTGGCAATGTTCGCCATGTCCGGGGCATTCGTGACCGTGCCGCCCGTGACAATCGAGGCGCTGTTGGTGTCCAGCACCTTGTAGACGTGCGACCCCATGACGGCGTAGCACCGTCCCGCCATTGCAAACAAGGCGCGGCAGTTGATGTCGCTGACGGTCACGTAGTCTTGTTGTCCAGGACACGGATACAACGACGCGGGATACGGCGAGGCTGGCGACTGATTCGGTTCAGGATACCAGTTCATCGTGCGTTCGAGGTCCGCCCACGGACTCTGCGACTCGTTCGACCCGTACACAAACCCCGGATATTGGCCCATGTTACGTGTCCGAGTAGATGTTGTAGTGCGGGCCTGCGCCCCCAAACAACAGCCCTGCCACGCCGCTCGACAGGTCGCTCAAGCGTTGATTGGCGCGTTTAATGTCGGCCTTGCTCTCCATCGCCGCTTGCTGCAAGTCCGGCGTCAACGGCGCGTCAAACGCTGCCGCAATCTCTTTTGCCAACCCTGTTCGCAAGAAGCGACGGTAACCCGGCGGCAGACTGATGGTATCCGTGATGGCCGTAAACTCGGACACCGGCACGGGCGTATAGATGACCCCCTGCAACGTCGCACTCGTTGGCAACGGCCACAGGTAGATCAACCCCAGCCCCGCGTTGAACACGGGGTTGTAGTACGCCGCTTGCGGATACACCGAGGTCAAGCCCTTTTGGGCAATCCCGGCCCACGCATCTTCCGTCAGGGCCGTGCCAAGGTTGTATTCAATGGTCGGACTGACACTGGTGTCCTGGAACCCAATGTTCGTAATGCCCATCGGGCCGGTCGGACGCGCACAATTGATGGTGCCACCCGCACCAATCGTGTAGTTGGTGGCCCCGGTAATCGTCCAGACCGTCCGCGCTTGTCCATAGATGGTCAACCCTTCGGTCGCCATGCTATTGATCCAGTCGTTCAGTCGCGCCAGCGCATACGCCGCATCATTGGCCGATGCCACCTCACCGACTTGCAGGATTCGCAAATCCTGCATCGCTGCCGTAATCAGTTCGCTAACGGTCATCAGCCGTTACACCTGATACAGGGCGTTCATCAACGTGGCGGTCGTCGTTGTGCTGTTGACGCGGATGCACTTGAGCGGCAAGGTCGTGCCAGCCGCCACGGTAAACTGCGCGTTCGACCCGTCTTCAAACACCGCCACTACGATGCCCGCCCCGCCCACAAAGAGGGCGTCCGCAGGAATGGCTTTGGTCGCCGCATTTGCCGCATACGTGCTGCCGTCAAAATTAACCGTGTTGCTCACGGTCACTACCACAGCGCGGTTGTAGGTATTGCTCAGTTGCGCCATTTAAACGACCTTTCGCGGACGACCAGCCTTGCGCTTCACTGGTACCGCCGGCACCTGTTCATGCGTAGCGTCATCCGCTTGTGTGGCTTCTGCACGGGCCAGTTCGCTCATGCCCTGATCGGCATAGTGCCGCTGTGCCGTCACTTCGGCAATACTTCGCATCTCGCGCTCGTACTGTGCCATCGCGAGGTCTGGGTCGAGCGCCCAGCCCGCTCGCACGGCGTTGTCGCGCTCGTACTCGTTCTGGACAATCAACTGACAGGACCGCGAAAACGCTTCACCCACCGCATCGCCCACAGCGGCCAGCGGGTCGCCACACATGACTTTGCCGTTGTCACGGGCAAATGCCTTGTAAAGCATGGCTGGGAACGGTTCAAAGCCGTTGACGTTCTTGCCGCCGTGTTGCTTCTGGGTGTTCCACTGCTGCATTTCGCGGGAGTACTCGCTGTCAGGATTGTGAATGATTGCCATATGCCCTCAAGAGGAAAGAGGGGAGCCGCAGACTGCGGCCCCCCTCGCGGAGTGTTACGCCCAGGTGGGCGAACCAGCCAATGCCGTGGCACTGGTCGGGCCGACGCTGACCCAGAAGCCGTTGCAGGCCACTAGCAGCGACGACATCGACAGCGAAGCCGAGAACGTGCCCACGTCAAAGGTCGCCCCGCCGTTGCCCAGACCAGCCGTGTAGGTGACGGTATGCGCGGCCTTGCCGTTCGCCACGATGTGCAGATAACAGCCATCCTGGTCCAAGGTCGGATTGGCAATCGTCATCGCCAGCGCAGACGTGCCGTTAATAATCGCCACCGTCCACTGCGACAGACCAAACGCAATTGCGCCCGCCGCGCTATACGAAGTGGTCGTGACCGACATCTGACCGGCATACAGCGTTGCTTCGTTGACCGACGCGGGGGCCACGGCCAGATCCGACGCCAGCGCCGTCATGACGCTCGCGCCACTCTGGTGCGCCGCCGTGACCGAGCCTTCCTGTCCGCGCGTGACGCCCACGGTCGTGCCGCTGACGTACGCCTGGTTAATCTTCAGGTACTCGCCGTCAATCTTGATGATGCGGTTTGCCGCCAGCGACGTGGCCGAGGCGACCACAATGACGTTGTCCGTGATGGCGACCGCAGCCGCCAGCGTCGTGTTAACCAAAGCCATAACTTACCCCCACACCCGCGCTGCGAGGCGCGCCTGAATCGTTGCCGCACCAATGAGAATGTCGAGACGGCTCGGGTTCTGGTCCGTGCCAATCTGGTACTGCTCGACCATGCGGATCGAGAAGCCAAGCGCCTTGCTCCGCACCGTGGTCGATTCTGCGCCCGCACCGGGCTTCATCAGGTCGGCCATGACGAACGCAAAAGCGTCCGGGTGATACACAAACGACTGGGGCGACAGGGTGGTCGCCAGCGTCCCGCCAGCGGGCGACGTGGCCCCCAGCACGGTGATGACCGCGTTGTCAGCAGGCGAGGCATCGACGGTCTGCAACTGACCAGAAGTCACAATCGACGGGCTGATCGGCAGGGTTGCCATATTGACGCCCGACGACGACGTATCCGCCGTGACCACAAACTGCTGGAGACGACCGGTGGACGAGTAGGACAGCGGGTTGACCGAGTTGACGCCCGCAATGGTGAAGATGTCACCCTTCTTGAGCGTGGCCGCGCTTGACGCCCAGCCATCCGTACTCAGCACACTGCCGGTCTGGCTTGCGCCATTCACCAGCGGGGTCGAGGCAGTGAACGTGCCGGTGGTGTGCGTCGGACGCACCGGGTCTTGCAGCCACTTATCCACGCCAAGCTGCCGACGCCCAAACATGCCTTCTTCGTAGTTCTCCGAGATGATGGCCGTGGGGTTGAACAGGCTGCTGGTGGTGTTGGCCAGCGTGGACATCGCGAGCGGGTCCAGCACGGCGACACGGCCCTTCAGCGGAGCCGAGAGGTCGGTCAGTTTCACGCCCGCCTGAAGGTAGGTCAGGGTCGCGCTCGGCGTAGTGCCGGGCGTACCCACGGCGCTGTAGATGTCGCGATACACCGCGTTGAACGCCAGCACTTCAGCCGCGTTTGCCAGCGCTTCGGACCCCGGCTCGACATACCGTGCGCGGATGTTGTCGAGTTCGGTCGTGGCCTGCTGGCTGGAATAGCCAAACGCCACGTTCTTCTGGTTGGTCAGCGAAATCGGCACCGTCTGGTCGTACAGGTTCTGGAGTTGCAATGCCTGTCCGTCCGTCACAGTGAACCGCTGGGGCAGACGCGCATTGACGGTATTGCCGACCTTCGCGCCAGCAATTTCGTACTGCGAGTCGTACGTGCGATTGACGTTCGCGAGGAACACCAGTTTGTTGATGAAACCTCGGGCGACTTCCTTAGTCGTCCACGAGGGGGTTGCGAGCGTATTAGCCATGAAGGGTAATCCTGTGCTACAGACGACCCGCTTGTCGGTCAGCGGCGTTCATGCGACGGAAATGTTCGTCCATCGACAAGTCGTCGGTGATTGCAAACGGGTCAGATACGGGGGGCGAAGTACCCAACGGCCTGATGGGCGCTTTCGCAGAACTGACGACACGAGCTGGGCCGCGAGGAGAAGAAGCAGCTTCGAGTCGGCCTTCAAGTTTCCCCATTTCCCGGTAGGTTTCTGCCGGGTGCAGCGTGGAGAGTCGCTGAGATTCGTCTGGATGCGCGGACAGCCATTGCAGCAACTCAATCCCCAGCGGCGAGTCCTTGACCAGATGTTGCATGGGCAGACTCATCGGCGTGTCAGGATTGAGTTCGGCGTCCAAATTCGGGTTCTTGTCACGCGCGGCGGTCAACCGGTCAGTCCATGCGGTATCCAGACTCGTCTGATACCGCTGGACGCGGGACTGCTCGTCGCGTTCCTGTCGCTGCGCCTGGCGTTCCTCATCTCGGACATCCGAGACAAAGGTCGCCATCGCCATCGAGTAATCCTCGTAGGCGTCGAACTGGTCCACAGTCGGCACACCTGGCATGGCTTTGAACCGTGCCCATTCGCTACCAGGCGCAGGCGCAGGTTCCGGCTCAGGCTCTGGCTGACGCGACAGTTCGGCAATACGGGCCTCTGCGGCCTCAGCACGACGTTCGGCAGCGCGTTGCTTACCAACAGCCGACGACACCGCTTCAGTCGCGCTTTCGCGACGGTTCTGGCGTTTCTCAACAGGCGCAGCCGGTTCCGTAGGCGCAGCGTCAGCGACGGGCGTGTCGTCCGTCTCAAACGCGGCACTAATCTGCTCGGCAGTCTCATGGTTGCTGTCGATGGTGATATCGCCATCCGTGACCTGTCCTGCGTCTGTCTGCATAAGCCTCTAAATAGGGTAACTGCCCAATCGTCGGAACGTGCCAGCATTGTATGTCAAATAGGTGATTATTTCTTGTTCCGCGCCTGAATGGCTTTCGATTTAGCCCGTGCGTCCTCTTTGCTCGATGCGCCCCATGCCCGTAGCGACAGCGCCAACCGCGTGGGGTCGCCGTCCGGTTCGGTCATTGGCCCCAACATGTTGCCCATCCGGGCCAGAAAACTGGACCGGCGTGGATTATCGCCAGACTTGACCGGGGCGCGAAGCGTCCCGCCCGTTTCGGCGTGATACGACGCGCGGCCCTTGGCATTCAGACCGCCTTCGGGGTTCTTGCCTTCTTTGCGTGTCCACGCGGCACTCATGGCGTCTCGCTTTTCAGCATGGTGTCTTTTTTGGGCACAGGATTATGTCCCAGCCACGCTCGCGCACAGCAAGTACACACAAACAATGCGCCGTCCTGCTCGGTATCTGCTGAATCGCAATACGGGCAGACACGCCCTGGCACAGGGTTACTCACCCGTGTCCACCATCAACATGGTGTCATCGGTCGGGGCCATGTCTTCGCCCATCTCGTGTGCCATCTCGCTGGCAGCCGCTTGCTGGTCTTGGATGTGCGTCTGTGCCAGTTGCTCCTGCGCGTGGTTGGCTTGCAGCGCGGCCATTTCTTGCTGGTGCCGCTGCGTCAGCGTCAGTTCTTCGCGAGACACTTGCGCGTGGAGCATGGCGGTGGCTTCATCCGCACGAATCTTCATCTCGGTAATCGCCAGTTGCGTCTCGTTCCGCATCCGTTCGATTTCCAGCTTGGCTTGCTGGTCGCCCTGCGCCGTCTGCGCTTGCATCTGGAGTTTCTGGCCGTCCATCTCCAGTAGCTTGGTCTTTTCGTCCAGCGCCTTGGTCAGTTGCTCGACCATCTGCCCGGCTTGCTGCAACTGTTGCTGCAACTGCTGCGGATCAGGGCCGTTATCCTTGGCTTGCAGCGGTGGCGGCAACATCTTCTTGACGCGCTCTGCGGCTTCCAGATGACCGGGGAAGTCGCGGAACTTGAGATAGATGTCGCCCAGAATCGGGAACAGGCTCGGGTTGGCTTGGAACAAATTGCCCATCTCGTCCGCGCCTTCTTCGTTGCGGCTCTTATACGACTTACCGATGCTGACCACCACGCCGTAGCGGCCCTTCTTTAGGTCGTAATGCAGCACCTTGCCCTGCGGACGCGGCGGAGGCGCAGGAGGCGCTCCGGGCATCCCCATCGGCGGGCCTTGCGGCGGCATCCCCATGCCCATCTGCGGGGCTGTTGGGGGCTGCGGCGACGGCATTGCGGCCATCGGGCGCTTGGTCTGCGGGTTCATGGTGAACGGCTGGTTCAGCATGACCGTCTTGGCGTTGTCTTCGCGGTCCAGAATACGCGCCACGCGACCGGGCCGGTCATAGATGAACGGAATCAGGTCTAGGACCACCTTGGCTTCATACGTCAGGCTGATTTCCGCGAGGTTGTCGAGGAAATGGCTGGACCCAGCCGTGTGCTGGTTCTGGAGCGCCAGCACGGCGCGGCCACTTTTAGCATTGGTCGCTTGCTGCCCCAGTGCTGACTCGTATGCGCCCGTGCCTTCATGGATAAACTCCCGCGCTTGCTGCAACAGCAACATGCTCGGACCCAACCGCGACGTATCGACCTGGGTGCGTTGCGGCGGGGGCGCAGGGGTCCCGTTCAGACTGACGTTGCGGTAGCGCAGATACGGGAAGTTGCGAACATTGGCGAGTTGCCACTCTTGCTCGTGGCCTTCTTCTTGGCCTTCGACCATCGTGTAGGGCGCTTTGGTTTCAAGGCTGGCCATTTCCACGGCACTGGACGCGCTGTAGTTCAGCAGACGCACGGCGTCCTTGTTCGGCTCAATCATGCCGACCCAGCGCCGTTCCGCTTCAAACGGAATCAGTTCGCGGCCCACCACCGGGATAATCGGGATGTAGCGCCCGTCCATCGCCTGCTTCGGTTCCAATTCCTCAATGGCGTTGATGGTGGACCAGTACAGAATGGGTTTCTTCTCGACCTTGGTGCGAGCGTCGGCCCCCGTTCTAGCGGTTCGACCCTCTGGAATGTCGTCGTCCATCGACTCTGACCCGTCGTCCAGCAGCACCTTGCGGCTCGTCTCATACTCCAGCCGGTAATACTCGGCCACACGCACCGCACGGGCGGCACCTTCGCTGCCTGACACCCAGTGTTGCGTGGTCGTGCCGATGGTAGACAGTTCTTCCTCGGTGTAACTCGCCATCTGGCTGTTGGGATACCGGCGCTTATAAGTCTCCCATGGCATGTCGTTGGTCAGGAACGCCCACTGCCCATCCGAGTAGTCCGGTTCCTGCGAGAACGGGTCCAGCACCACACTGCCCTGCTGGAGAATGCGTTTAATGAGAATGCGCTGGTCAAAGGCGTCGTCGCTGTCCGGGTCCGGCTCGGTAATGACGCGGTAATAGCCACGTCCGGCCTTGACGGCGCGTTCAAACGCCCAGCTTCGCGCCAGTCCCGCTCGGCTTTCGACCTCGATGCGCCGATACAGCCCCTGAATGACTTCAGCGGTGTCGTCACTGGCCTCGTCAGACAGCGGATGCACACTGACGCCCAGATGCGCGGCTTTTTC